GCTGTCAGGGTCGAAAAACACGCTGGTGTCAGCGTCGGCGATCGGCTCGAACAGGATGCGTTGCGGCGTGTCGTCGTCCAGATCCGTCTCTGCGCGGTGATCGTAATCGTTCGTCAGACGCCATGCGCCCATGCCGCCCGTTACGGCTTCATCGAACGCAGATACATAAATGTCCTGTGCGCTGCTGTACTGCTCGTCGGAGCGGTAGACGATGCGCAGAGCGTCAAGATCTTCCTGGCGGCTGTCGTCCTCGCTCGACCGGAAATTGACCGTCATCGCATTGGCGCGGTATTCCGATACGATCCGGCGAACGGCTTTCTGTACCTTGTTGACGACGAAGCGCGGGCGGTTGTTGAACTGCTGGCCGAGGCCGCCTTCCCACTGTGCGCCGTCGACATAGGCGAAGCGACGATCTTCGAGCGCCGCCAGCCGGATTTGCTGCTGCGGGCCGTATGCGCGGTCGAACCGGGCTGTCGCTCGATCCCAAACCTTACCGAGCCGTTCTTCTTTTGTCAGAGCCATTTTGCGTATTTTGTCTCAATGGGTTCGAAACCGCGGCGCTTGAACAGAGCCGTTGCGGGGAATGCCAGCTTTTCGCCAGCCATGAAGCACTTCACGCCTCGCCTGCGCAGTTCACGCTCGGTCGCCTCGAAGAGTTGCAGGCCGATGGCTGCGCCACGTCGCGATTGCTCGACAAAAAATATGTCGCCAACCGCCTCAAGGCAGGTCTGGTAGTGGATTCCAGGACGCACAAAAACGACGAAGTAGGCGACGATCTTCCCTTGCAGGCGGCCGATCATCATCACGAGTTGGTCTGCGTCCTGCATCGCGCGATAGAGAGCAACGGACGGGACCAGCGGGTAGCCGTGCTTCTTGTGCATGCTGATTTCGTCGTAGTGCTCACCCAGCAGCGGCAACAGTTCGTCGTAGACATCCTGAAACCGTTCGACGGAAAAAACTGGCTTTGTCATTTGGAGTCCTAACGACGACTGTTAAATTGATTCGCTGCGGTAGCGCCAGCGGCATACCCTGCGCGCTGAGAAAGCTGCTCGATGAACAGCCGGCGCGCTGCGAGTGAGTCATAGTTACGCAGCGCTGCGGCCAACAGTTTACCGTTCGACAATAGCTTTGCGGCGTTCTCAGTCGTGATCGACGACACCTTTTGTGTGATCGTTCGCGTCAGTGCGCCAGTGATTGCGCCGGCAGCCGCACCACCGATCGTCCCGAGCGGACCTATCGCCGTGCCGACTCCACCGCCGATCAGCGCCTGAACGCCGACATCGCGCAGCGCATCGCCGAGATTTCGCCCGAATCGCTTCGCCGCGCTCTGGTTCTGCATCGTGTCGCTGCCGCCGATCTTGCCCGTCTTGGCGTAGGTCGTCGTCTGGTTGTGCAAGTCCTGCGCGACGTTGCCGAACTGCGCCGCGTCCTCTTTCGCCATGAAGGGCGAATACTTCTCGCGCGCGCTGTTGAACGTGCCGCGGTTGAATTCCGTCTTGCCTTGGCTGTTCAGGTTGCGGCTTTGCACTTCCTCCATTGCCAGCTCGCGCGCCTTCTGTTGACGCAGTGCAATCGCCTTGGCGCGGTCAGCGGCTTCCATGTTAGGCAGCAGCTTGTCGAGCGCCTTCAGGCTGCCCGGCGAATCTGCGCTGCGGATTGCATCTTCCGCCTGTGCGAGCGCCGTCTGGCTGGCCTTCTGCGACTCGATAGCCGCGACGCTCTGAGCATGCGCGCCGTGCAGTTCCTTGTATGCCGGCGACTGAGAGTCGAGAATGCCCTTAAACTCTTCGTGTGCTGCCGCATGTTTCTCGCTTGATGCGAGCGCGCGTCGGATGTACTCTTGCCCTTCGGCCGGGAGACCTGTGAGATCGTTCTTATTCTGAAGATGCGCCGCCAACTCGGCGAGCGCATCCATCGTTTCTTTCGGAACCTTGTCAGCCGGGCGAATGCCGGGCTTCATCTGCTCGGCCTTGATACTGTTGATCGTGCTGATCAGCTTGCCCGGATTGACTTCGCCGGTCGTCGGATTGATCGCACCATTGACGCGTGCCTGCAACGTCTGCATCGCATCGATCGGACCGGACGCCTCGGCGAACTTCGCTCGAGCGGCGCCGTATTCGGGATAAGCCTGATCCATCTGCTCGAGCAGAGCCTTCTTCACCGCCGTGTAGCGCGTCACGCTCGAGGTATCGCCAGCCAGAGAAGCCTTCGAGATCAGACCGTCGATCGCCTGCTTGGCGTCGAGCAAGCCGCGCCCGGTTGCGTTCACGGTTCCATCAGGATTCAGCGAGATAGCCGCCTTCTCGCCGCGGTCAGCAGCAATGCCTTCCGCTTCCTTGACAGCATCGCGGAACGTCGGACGGCTTGCGAGGTTCTTCCACGCATCGGTTTCGAGCGTCGCCGACTGCTGCATCGGCAGGAAGTTGTCCGCCGCTTCCGCGCTGCGCGATGCTTTGGCTGCTGCCAGTTGCTCGGGCGTTCCGACGATCTGCTCGAGCGCGCTCGCTGCCTCGGCGTGCTTCGCCTTCTGCAAGTCCTCGAACACGGTCGAGCCCTGATCCTTGGCGATCTTCTGCGCAAGCTTGACCGGCGCTTCGAACTGCGGCGACTGCAAACGATCGGCAACCTTCTTTTCGAGCGGCTGCACTTCGCCCTGACCTTGCGCGGCCAGTGCGTCACTCTTCTGCGCTGCAGCTTCGCCGGCCTGCTCCGCTGCCTGCGGATTGGCGGCCGTGCCCGGCGCGTTCGGCGTCTCAGCCGGCATCGAGCCCGGCGCTTCACCGCGCGTCATGGCCTTGGCGATCGCCTCGTCGTTGCTCGCGCTGGCATTGGCAAACGTCGACGGATTCGCGTTCGTGTTCGCCTTTTGCAGCGTCGTCACGTTCGCGTCGTTCGCCATTTCCGCGGCGCTCGGCGTGTAGCCTGGCGTCTTGGGCGCGGGAGCCGCTTCCAGCTTCGTCGCCAGCTCGGCCGGCGTATGCCCGGTTGCGCCAGCGATGTCGGCCGCAACCTGTGCGTCGGGCGCCGCGCCACTGGCGGCTACCTTCGTTGCTTCAGACGGCGTCGAGCCGAACATCTTCTGCAAGCGCGCGATGCCCTTGGCGACAGTCGGGTTCTCAGCGATGGCCGATACGGCTTTCCCTGCCACCTTGCCGATGCCGAGGCCAGCCGCGCCAGCAGCGCCACCTACAGCAGCGTCGCGCGCCACTTCGCCGACAGACTTGTCCTGCGCAATCGCAGGGGCCGCGCCAGCCACAGCGCCGCCCGCCACAGCGCCCGGAAGCGTTGCGCCACCCATTGCCACGTAAGGCAGCGCCGAGCCCGCCATACCGGCGACCTTGCCGGATGTGCTGTTGTTCGTGTCCTGCGCCATCTGTGCATCGATCTGCTGATGCGCGGCGTTCGCCTTGTCCGCGAACTCATTGGCGCCGACGAGCCGGCCGCCAGCCGATGCGATGTCCAGCAGACTGCCTGCCACACCGCCGACGGCCTTCTCAGCCACATCGGACCACGTAGAGCCGTTCTTGGCTGCCGTTGCAGGGTTCGCCGGCGCAGTCGGAGCGGCAGACGCAGGCAGGCCAGCGGCGAAGTAGCCGTCGTTCTGCGGACCAGTCGCATCCTGTGCGGGCGCAGCAGGGGCAGGTGCGCTCTGCGGCATCGTCAGCGTGCCATTGTCGATCCCCGCCTTGATCGTCGCCAATTGGTCAGGCGTCAGCTTGCCAGCCTGCATTGCGGCGAGCGTCTGCGGGCCGATCGGCTTCGGCGCCTGCGTGGGAGCGGCAGCCGGTTGCGCTGCTTGCTGCGGCTTCTGCAACTGGCTAGGATCAATGCCGATCTTCGACGCGCGCTGCTCCACAGCCGCCATATCTTCAGGCGACAGGCGCCCGGCGTTATAGTCGGCGACGATCTGGTTATTCACGCCAGCAGCGGGAGCAACAGCTTTCGGCGCCTGCACGGCTGCGGTCGGCTGCTGCTGCGGCGCGCTATCCATGCCGACGACAGACGGGTCGAGCCCGTACGATGCCGCGCTCGGCAGCGGAGCATTCGGGATCGGCGCAGACTGCGCACCCGCTTGCGGCGCGTCTTGCCCGCCGTTGCCGGTGAAGTGCGCCATCACGCGATTGGTGTAAGCGCGCGTCTGTCCGCCCCAGTTCTTCGGGTCGACACCGCCGATGTACTGCGTCACGGCGCCGGCCGCGCTGCCTGTGCGCTGAATACCCTCTTTAAGCAGGTATGCAGCGCCGAGAGCGGCAGCCTGCGGAGACTCCCACGGATCGATCTTGTACTTTTTGATCAACAGATCTCGCGTCTCAGGCGTCACCTGGTACGGCGTGCGCGCTCCTGCGCTCGATACCTGATTGGCGTTCGAGCGCTCGCCGACGGTTCGAATGCTCGTCAGCAGGCCGGGCGGAATGCCGGCCGCCTCAGACGCGCTCTGGTCGGCTGCGGCGTAGACCGGATCTTTAAAAGATGTCGGAAAGGTCGGATTGGTCATTTCGTCGGGTCGAAAGAGTTAGCGCCCGGCGCCGTGTAGTAGCTCGGCGCCGCCTTCTTGCCAAACTTTGTGAAGCTGTCGCCCGACTTTACGAGGACGGATTGACCGTTCGGCATCGTCACCGTGAAATCGCGGTATGCGGGGCCGAGCGAATTGTTATTGTTGCGTGCCCAATCGCCGCGAGCGTTCGACCATGCCGCTTTCGATGCGAGGAACTTCTGACGCGCTTCTAGATACGTCGCCCATGCCTTCGGGCTGTCCGTCACTTGCGGCACGTTCTGCACGGCGCGCGCGGTCGATGCGTCGGTAAAGTTGCCGTTGACCATGCTCGCCGTTTCCGCCTGCGTGACGAGCTGCGCCGCCTCTTGGCGCAACTGTTGCAGCTTCGACGTGTCGCCCGTCCACTTGCGGCCGGCCTGATCCCACGTCGCACCGAGCACGCCGCTTGTGCCGCCGCCCTCGATCTGGTTGAACGCGTTCGCGAGTTCGCCGGACTGATCCGCGAGCTGCTGGTTCGACTGTCCGGTCGTGTATTCCTTGTTTGAGCCCTCGATTGCACCCTGCGGCGCCACCGTGTTCATTACGGTTTGCGCCGTATTCGCCCGCGTCTGATCGACGCCAGCCAGTGTCGATTGAACGCCCGCATCGCGCTCTGCTGGAGCGTAGGCGGCCGCCGTGCCACGCAGGGATGCGTCCGACGTAGCCGCCGCGACTTGAGCCGGAACCGTCGCCTGCGCCACAGTTGCGCGCGCCTGCTCGGCCTGATTCGTGTACTGCTGGCCGGCCGTGTTGGCGGTATCTGCGTTCAGAATCTGCGATGCGTACTGATTCGCGCCATCCGGGTTTTTCTTGATCAGCGCCTCGAACGATCGCGTCGACGCAGCGCCCGATTTATCGCCTGCGTTCTCCTGGCGGATCGCGCGTTGTTCAAGCAGATCCAGCGCGCCCGGAACATCGTTCGCTTGCAGTCGAGCGCGCATTGCAGCCACCGTCGCAACGGCATCCTGCGTCATGCGCGAGCGAATGTTCGCGAAGTTGTTCTGCGTCTGCTGGTTGTTGGCGTTGACCGTCTGCGCAAACTCAGGATACTTGTTCGCGAGCGCCTGGTAATCGGCCGGCTGTGCGTTCGGATTCGACGCGAGCGCCTGCGATTCCATCTGGAACGCTTGCTGACGCTGGTTGTTGTTGATCTGAAGGCCCGAGTTCGACACGCTCGCCGCGTTGCCTGCGTTCGTCGCCGCAACCTGTCCGGGGATCGTTGCCGCATTCACGCCGATGCGCTGGCCGGTCAGTGCAGCCTGCCCCATCTGAGCGTCAAGCCCTTTGCCGATGTTGGAGAAATCGATGAGTTCAGCCATTACACACCCGAAAAGACGATAGGATTGCCGCTGGCCGTGGTTCCATAGCTTGCGGGGCTTGCGCTCGTGTACGCGTTGATGCCCTGCGTGATCGCGCCGAGCCCGGAGTTTACAGAGTTCGAGAGCGACCCGGCGTAAGACGTCGCCGCATTGGCCTGCTGATTGTTCGCGCTCGTCGCTGCGTTCTGATAGTTGCTGCTAACGCCGTTCGACGTCGCAAGCGCGCTCTGCCCTGCGCCGATCAGACCTTGATAACCAGCAAGCTTCTGCGTAATCAGGCCGTTCAGCGTGCCAATCGAGGTGTTCGCAAGCGTGTTGCTCGTGTTGCTGCCGCGCAGGCCACCTGTCGCCGATGCGTTCGCGAGCACGTTTTCATTGCCCGTCTGCATCAGGCCCTGGAACTGCGCGCCGTTTTTGATGTCGCCAATCGCTGTGTTCTGCGCGCCATTACCGTTCGCACCGAGCAGATCCTGATAGCCTGTCAGACCAGCCTGCCCGGCCTGAAGGTACGGCGAGATCTGCCCTTGCAGTGTGTTGTATTGCTTGTCCGCGAGCGCGAGATTGTTTGCCGACGCCTGCGACTGAGCGTCTGCCGCGTCACCTGCCGCGCTCGCCGACATAGCCGATCCGGCCAGTCCGGCAACGGCCGTAGCCCCTACTGCTGCTGCTACCATATGTCACCCCACCGAAGATTGATAAGTTCCAGCCAAAAAGTACGTTCCTGCGCCCAGCGCTGCGCCGTCGTAACGACGCACAATCAGATTCGCCGACTCTGGATCGACTACCCCAGTAACCGCGACACCTGCGGCTGATACGCCAGGAATAACGCCCCTCTGGCTGCTCAATCCTTGGTGAGTAAATGGAAGGCTGACACTCGGCGTTGCGCTGCCGGTGAGAACCAACGTAATCTCCACGTAAATCTGCGTGCCGATCGATGACCACACGCCTGTTGCTTTGCCGCTTGATGCGATCGGGTCGTATCCATTTGCTGCACTGCCGTTCATCACGTTACCGAGCGCGTCTGCAACGGCCGTATCGCCGTTCAGTGCGTCGGAGAGCGCCATTTGGCTTACGCGCGTGAGATTTGCCATTACGTGTTCAGCGCCTCAAGTTCGACGTCGAGCCCGAACCATGTGCAATGCTGCGTCGTCACATGCTCGATGCGGACCTGCATCTTGTTGCGCGTCAATCCGCCCGGCAGCCACCGTATGCGCTTGCTGTAGCCTCCGCGCGTCACCGCCTTGGTGTAGCGCGTCTGCGACCAGCGAATGCCGTCAGCCGAGTACGTCATCGCGATACGCGACGTGTCGCCGGCCTGCCCGGTGATGCACTTCAGTTCGACCGATCGAAGCCCCGCAGAAGCCAGCGGAAGCATGACCATAGGAGACGAGGAACGATGCAATACAGGGGCGCCATAGTGGCCACCAGTAGCGCTATCCAGATAGCCAACCCGATTGTCAGCCAGATCCCCGCAAGCCCACATTCCATTAAATCGAACAAAGTTTCGAGCGCGGTAGAAGTCATCGGCCGATGCTCCGCTGTTGAGTTGCGTCCAGAACTTCACGCCGAGGCCTGCCGTTGCTGTCGCGTCGAATACCAGCGTCTTGTTCGGCAAATGCACATAGAGCAGTTCAGAGTCCTCGAATGAGATCGCCTCCAGCGTCACTACAGCGACCTGATCCGCCGTCAGTTTCGACAGCTCGTAATCCACCGCAGCTGACGAGATCTTGGCCGGCGCGTTGCCGTTGAGCATCCACACGCCGTTAGGCATGTTCCGGCCGCCGCCAATCCATGCAAGCGTTCGGTTGAAATAGCACATCGTCTGACGCGAGACACAGCCAATGTCGAAAGTATAGGACTGCTGAACGGTAAATGGGAAATTATTACCGCCCGTATTCGCCATCGTCTGCGTGGTGTTCTTGCCGCCGACGTAAAGCTGATTGTTCAGCTTGTAAATGTAGGTAATGCCGTCCGGATCGTACTCCGCGCTACCGAAGTAGCCAGGGAAGAACGTCAGGTTCGTGAGCGAGCTATTCCAGACGTCGACGCCATCGGTAACCATCACATAGCCAGCCATGAAGCAGGCGTCTACAATCGGCGTGATGCCAGCAGATAGCGTCGTGTCGACCTCGATGAAGTTACCGCGCGGCGCCCACGTCAGATTGAACGATGCGCCCGTTCCGCCACCGCTCGACAGGCTTTGCGCGACCGGATTGGCGGGGATGAACGCTGTAAGCATGTTCACGCTGGTCGTGATGTTCACCGCCGTCACTGCGCCGCCCGATACCGTTGTCACGGTCAGCTTTTCGTATGTGTTCGAAAGCGTGATCGTGTCGCCAATGGCATAGCCCGTACCACCCGATGCAACCGATGCAACCGCGCTAATGAAGCTGAACCCGCCCGGCGCGTAGTAATACATGTGGCCGGCCGACACGACGATCAGGAAGTCGAAGCCGTAATCAAGCCGCACGCGCTGGCCGTCGTTGACAACAGAGCCGATCTTCGTGCGCACGCCGTCTGTCGTGTACGAATAGACCGATGTGCCCTGAACGCGGTACATGATGCCGTTCCACAGGATGCCGCCGCGGTCGGACTCGCCGGTTGCCGACGAGGCCATCCATTGCGTCAGGCCGCCGTGCGACGTGCACGTTCCCGGCTTGTCCTTCGTCGGGATCTGGCGCAGCTTCAGATTGACAGCGAACTCGCCTTGGACGTTGCCGTCGTCAGTCGTGCTCGTTCCGCCCGTCATGAGCGGAATCGAGAGCGGCTGAGTCTGAGCGAGTGGAACCTGTGCCATGCTTATCCTATGATTTCGAACGTGTAACCATCGAGCGTGATCGTGTCTGTCGTGACACCGTTCTGCGCGCTGAACACGATTTGAAAGTCCTGCGTCGTGTCGATAGCGCTCGTGCCAGCAATGGCGCTGCCGGTGCTAAACCCGAACGATCCGCCGCCGATATACTTCTGCGCGGACGTCGATCCGGTATTGCGCAGCGCGACTTCGCCCGAGAAGTTGCCGGTTGTCGTGAAGGACGCCTGCGTCAAAAGGACCGTTGTGCCGCCCTGAACAAGCTTGCACCGAATGGTTTTCGTGTTCGCGTTGTTCGGGTAGCTCCACCACTGCTTGATGATCAGGGCGCTGTTCTGCCCCATCGTTCCGCCCTTGACGGTTTCCGTGCGCAGCATGTTGTCCGTCAGGTTGCCGGTGTTGTTCGCGCCAACGTGCCATGACACAGGCGGCGTCGGGAGATAGCGCGCGATCGCAGGCCAGCCGCCCGGAGTCGTGACCGTGTTCGACTGGATGACGTTGCAGAAGCTGTTATATGCTGGCTTCTTCGTCGAGCCGTCAGCCTGGATCAGGCCGAAGTTAAGCGCGTTGACACCGAACACCGGGCCAGTGCCCGCGTCCGTCGTATCAGCGAACAGCGCATAGGCGTAGATCGCCTTGATGTTGTAGGTCGACTTCCAGTTGAAGAAGTCCAGCGTGCGTTGCGCGTAGAAAGCGCCTTGATTCGTGTCAGCCGCGCGTGAGCCCCATTCCGTCACCATCAGCTCGAACGCGGGCGTCTGCGGCACGTCGTATGTCGCATTGCCCGTCAGTCCGCGCAGTTCAGCCAGGCTATTCGTCGCCACTGACGAGCCGGTACGCGATTTGCAGGTGAACGACGTCGGGTTGCCCTGCGTGTCGTAGAAGTGCGCGCCGAGGAAGTCGAACGACAGCGGCGTCTGCGTGACAGCGCCAGTCGTATCGCGCCCTTCGCGGAGCATACGGAAAGCCGTCTGCGGGAATGCCACGCCAGACGCGTAGCCAAGCTTAAACTCGTTCGTGACGCCACGGATGCCCGAGAGCATGCCCGACGTCCAGCCGCGCCAGCATTCGAACTTGCTCGGCGTGAAGTCGTCATACGAGCCGCCATCAGCGACGAAGCCGCGCGGGTTCGAGCCGTTGATCTTGCAGTTAAAGTCGAATTCGTTGCTCGTCTCGATATACTTCACGCCCGAGCCCATCAGCGCGGTAGCGAGCGATGCGCCGAGCGTGCTTGCTGCGCTCTGCTGCGCTGCGAACGTGCTGCCGAGGTTCGGCGACGCATCGATCACGACGAGAACGTCGATGCCGCCAGCAATGAGGCCCTTGACCGTCGACAGGACGTTGTTCGCCTTGGCGACCGATGCGATATTCGTGCGCACCGTCTGAATTCCCATCTGCGCGAACAGCGCCAGATAGGACGTAACGGTCATGTTCGGCCAGAACGATGACGTGTATCCGATGTGGATGTTCACGCCGAAGAAGCCCACCGGCGTGATGCTCGCGACGCCCTTCGGCAGATAGACAAGCTTGCTTGACTGGTCGACGTACATCTGACCGGCCGAGCCAACTGTCGGATCAGGAGCGCCGCTGCCAAGGATCACGCTCGACGCGGCAGTCTGACCAGCGCCGGCGCCTTGCAGCGTGCCGATCGGACCGACCGTGTTCACGCCATACGTGCCGCTCACCTTCTTGTAATATGCCTGCGTCGTGCTTGAACTATCGAGCGCGAGCGTGCCGTCAGGGTTGCCATCTGCGTCAGAAGGCGGACCATTGCTTACGACCCAGCCAATACCGGGAGCGCTCGAACCACCACCACTGACGGCGCGCAGCATGTCAGGACCCCGCGCCAGGCGTGACGTACAGCGTAGCCGTGCCGCCCGGGCAGATTGCCGAGAACGTATCAGCCGGACCCTTGGCGAACACCTGCACGGTGCCCGGAGGAAGCGGTAGATCAGCCGCGACAGCCGGCGACGCTCCCTGACTCCATCGAATGAACGCGAGGCCTGTGCCGGCGTTGTAGATGTAGAGAGCAGGCGCGCCCGAACTGATGCTGATCGACGACGATGCGGCCGTCACGTTCATTGTTTGAGTGCTTCCCATACCGTGCGGACAAAAGTTAAATGACTGAACCTTCACCTTGGCGTCTCCTTAGAGCGCTACCTTCACGACGTTGCCGTTCGCTTTGTCGATCCAGAGCTCACCAGAGCCAGCGACAGGTTGTACTGTTGGCAACTGAGACAGCACAGCCAAAAGCATGTTGATCGACGTGCGCTGCGTAACGCCTTGGCTCGTCTTGTAGATCGGTACGGAATCAGACAGTGCAGGCGTCTGGTTGAACGGAAGATCGTTAATCGTGGTCACGCGGCAACTCCATGACAGGCAAATTCGCCGTGGCACATCGCACGGGCGAGTTCGATGAATTCCTTGGCATCTTCAACAACCTCGAAGAATCCAAGGCTTCTGTTCTTGCCCAAATAGGTCATCTGAGCGTGCCACTTGTTCTTGCGGCCATCCCATGAGACGCCCTTGACGCCCGACTTGTTATTGCTCTTGAGCTTGATGTTCAGGCAGTTCTCCGACCTCGACGCCAAGCGAAGATTCGAGAACCGGTTGTTACTCTTCACGTGGTCGATATGGTCGATCTCTTGCGGCCACTCGCCCATCATGTAAAGCCATGCGAGCCGATGCCCGAAGTATTTGCCGCCGTCCACCGTGACGACCTGATAGCCCTTGTACTTATGGATTGACCCAGCTACCGCACCAACTCGCGTCTTGTTGTTCAGCGACACAAGGCGCACGAATACACCCGTCTCAGGGTCGTAACTCAGCAGCTTTTTCAGTCGGGCTTGCGTCAGCATTCCTAGACCCCCGTGATATTGTTATCGCCAGACCACAATTCCATGTCTGGATTGAGATGCGAATCAGGGCCGGCATCCAATTGGGGCGGACGGTTCGTATAAAACTGAATACCATCAGCAAAGATCTGATTGCCCGAGCCGACCGGCATGTTCGTATTGCGCTGGTATTGCGGGATCTTCTTGTTGAAGAACAGAAGGTTGTCGCGCGACAGCTTCAACTGAGCGACCGTGACGCTAGACAGGTTCTTGCCGATGCTCGGAGCAGCGACGATCGCAGCCGTCAGGATCACGAGGTTGACGACGCCGTTCGGAATGTTCACGACCGTTTCGAGATCAGCGACGCCCGGCGTATCGGCGTACACCCAGCCAGAGATACGCGCGCCCTTCGTCTCAAGTTCGGCCAGGTTCGCGTCGAGACGGCCCGAGATCCGCTCCAGATCTTCGGGCTCCATGTCGTACACAGCAGACGTCAGGCCGAGCTCACCGAGCCCCTGCTGAACGAACCAGCCTTTTGTCGCCTTCACTGCGCGTCACCCTGTTTAGCCTTCAATTCGCGCGCGGCCTTCGTGCGGCCGTCAAGCTTCGCCTGCTCGTCTGCGATCTGCGCCTGAAGTGCTGCGTTCTCCTTCTCCAGCTTCGCCAGTTCGGCAGCGTCGAGCGCTTCAGCCGCCGATCCGAACCAGCCAGCAGCGATATGATCGGCTTGCTCGGCTTCGTCGATCACCTTCTGAGCGAGCGTTCCCCACACGGTTTCGCCTTCGCCAGCAGCGGATTCCAGCGGTTTGAACAGAGCGATCGACATGTCTTTTCCTATAAATGTGTTTGAGAGCGGCAGGACTGACGTCGATCCGCCGATTTCCTCGTGCGCCTATCAACTCACACGAACCTGCATTCCACGATAGGTTGGTTACGCTCTCACGACTGGCGCCTTGTTGGCCTGCCCCGGTAGCACCCGGAGCCAAAGCGCCATGCGCGAGAGCAATCCCCACCGAATTAGTAAGGATTACTGCGCATTTTATCCCAAACGCGATAAATCTCCACGCGTTACGTGTTCGACTTCACAATGTTGATCTTCACAGCCGGCGCGTCAGGAATTCCGCCAATGCCGACATCGAGCTTGTCGCCATACTTCTTCGGCGCCATCTTCGAGGCCAGCCACTTGCGCGCGTCTACTCGCAGCCGTGAGCGTGCGATCCATTCGTTATCGGCACGGTCGCCGCTCTCCGCTGCGATCGTGTCGCGCTCAGTCTCGTCGGCAATCGCCAAGATCTCGTCAGCGAGGAAATCCGCCTGCGCTTCTCTCGCGCGCGCGTATTGCTCCTGAAATGTGCGATCCTGCGCCAGCCACCTGAACGCAGTCGACATTGCCGGCATTGCTTCGTCCTTGCAGATGGCGCGCATGCTTTCGCCACCTGCGAGCCGTTCGCAGATGTCGTCGGCTATCTTCTGCGTGAACTTACTTGGCCGCGCCATTGCTCAACTCCATCGCCAGCTCTTCACGCAGAATCTGCGCGGCTGCGATCAGTTCGTGCGCGTCATGCAGCACAGACTCGCCCGCGCTCGCCTTGATGCGTGCGACACGCTTCTCGACTTCGGCTAACCATGCGGCGCTGTTGTTTGCTTTTACTGTCATTGCCACTCCTAGATAGGTGATCGCCCCGCCCTGTGTGTGCTCTGCGTGGCTGACCCTACGCGGAGCGAGGCGATCGGAAAGAGGGTTGCTACGCCCGGCGCGGCCGGAGATCCCGGCGAACCGGGCGGAGAGGCCGCTTCCTTGACCTGCGTAGCTGACGCTGTTCGCCCACCTGCGCCTGGGGATGAGTCCTAGTGCACTGCCCTGCTGCGCGCCATGATTGCGACAGCCGGGTCGAGAATCTCAGATTGCGATTTGTCCTGCAGGGCGATCAGCCGGTCATTCGCTGCCTTGGCAACGTCTGGCGTCATTTCGCACAAGTCGTTCTGGTGCAGCGCGAGGAACAAGACGGCGAGCGCGTCACAGAGCGCGGATATGTCTGCGTGCGGGTCGATGCGATTCATGCGTCGCTCTCGATGAAGTCCTCCAGCCGCGCGAGCGTGCTATCCAGCACTTCGCACACATCGATCATTGAGTCGGTCACGAATGCGAACGCGCCGAAGATGCCGAGCAGCGGCCAGCAGGCGCACCACGCGGCGAACTTCATGTGCGCTCCCGGTAGAGCCCGAGTTCGTGAGCGTTATCGGCCATGCGGTCAAGCGCCCGTTCACGGTCAGCATTGATCGCGTCAGCCATGCGCGCGACTTTCGCTAGGTGCATGTCGTCGGCGAGCTGCGTGAGGTCGTCTGAGCCGAGATCGCCCTGCCAGTCGTCCAGTGCGGCCACTCCTATGCAGATCGAGATAGCGATGGCGCCGACTAACACCATGCACAGAAGCAAGAAAATTCCGCTCGCGCTCATGACAACCCCCGTACGTTTGTGATCCGACTGTTGGTAGCTATGTGGACGAGCGAACACCCGCTGTATCCATGAATGACAGTGTAACAAGAAAACACTTGCAATAGTGATCCTGTATTCGTATCATTTCTCCATGCACTCAACCACGGAGAACACCATGAGCACGATTACCCCGATCAACGTCACACTGGCCGGCGAATACGCTTTCGACCGCGGATTATCTGAGCGCGAGGCAGCCATCGACGCGGACGAGCATCGCGACGAGCTGATCGCGGAGAAGAAAGCCGAATTGGTCGCGCAGCGTGTCGACGCGATGTCGAACGACGACATCATCTGTGCGTTGCAGAGCGGGTACGCAGAGCACTTCGTCCCGCAGATCCGTTCAGCGCTGAAGGAGAAGAACACCGTGCGCGCGTACGCTGTCCTCTCATCCCTGGTCGAAATCTGGATCGGCATCGACAGCGAGATCGAAGCGATCAAATGGATGGAGCGAATGGAGAGCGATGATCACCCTGCCCGCCACTAAAAGATAAAGCCCGCCGAGTAGCGGGCTTTTTGTTGATGTCTTTCCATCAGTCAGGCGCGGGGATCGCCAGTGGCATGCATCTACATCGGAATAAAAGCCGCTCGATCCTTTCGGAGAGCGGGAAGTGATCTATTGCAGACCACGGAAGGAACCGAGAGTCGCCTCTTGGTGACTAAATTCTATTGAAGTGCGACGATAGCGTCAATCGTTTAGTGACCGGCCACCGTATCACTTGCGCCGCCGACGAGCGAGCGTAAGGCGCAGAGCGCTGCCAGGCGCTGTTCTTTGGGGATCGCGCTAACGATTGCGCGAATCATCACAGCATCCGTCCATTCATCCGATAAATGCGGTGCCGTCAGGGCGGACAGCGCATTGATGTTCGACTCTTCGGACAGAACTTGCGCACCAGTCATTTTTACCTACCTTCGCATATTGTTGGGGACCGCTTTCCTAGAAGCGATACACATACAATAAGCTTTATCGTATGTTCTGCGCAATGATTTTTCGTAGCGAAATGTTGCAAACTCGCACCTTGACCCGGCAATTGTTTCTGTAAGTTACCGATCGGTAAATCGTGCTGAACTATTTTTGTTCGGCTTGTCAACCGACTGGTAAACCCTTATTTATTACCGTTATTTTCCACAAGGCTTTCTATCGGCTTTCCTGTGACGATAGCGCCCATTACCTTGATCAGTGCGGCTCGGGTAGCTTCCGGGGATTGCTGGTACAGGCCGCTGACCGAGTCGAGAAGTGCTGCGAGATCCTCATCTTGCTCTTGGGTCGGCGCGACCTTTGTATGGTCTGTGTCCATCCACCCCGACTGAAGGCTCAAAGCCTCTTCTATGCGGTTCGCCATCTTGGTACCTATGACCTTGCCATGCTTGTGCTGCGAGGCCGAGATCGGGCTGATACCAAGCTTCTGAGCGAACCTGCGGAGCATCCCCCGGTCGGGCTCTCCCGGCCAGCTCCGTCGAACCTCTTCCTTGAACTGCTCGAACAGGAAAAGGTAGTTCTCGGTGCGGATCTGCTCAATTGTCTTAATCGACATCACGGTTCCTATGTAATCGACGGTCTGAAGAATGGCCGGCGTGCGCTATGCGCTTTCTATTGGCGACTTTCTGCGTCCTTCGTCCACCCCTGTGGCGCCTCGCTGTATCGCTTAATAACAATACTGAAGGATCAGAATCACTTTTGCAACCTTTAAGCAGGAAAATCCTAGTGTTATCCATAACTTATGAAGGATCATTCTACTTCGTCCTTGATGTCTGTTTGGTGAAATGATACGATAGACGCATAACTTCTCAACGGAGGGAGCGCCCCATGACAGCACAAGAGTTCTACAAGAAATACGGCCGCAAGGTCGTGCGCGAGGTTTGCGAGAAGGTCGGTATCCGCGAGGTGTACTGGAACAACATCAAGAACCTTCACACGACCGTCAGCGTCCATCGTGCGCTCGAACTGGCGAAGGCCAGCTACGAAGTGACCGGCGATCCGATGACCGTTGTTGACCTTCTCCGTCTGCGCGATCTGCCGTCGACCATCGTTGGCAGCGCCAGGGGCGATAAGTGAGCAACGGCCTGTTATTCGACGAACCTATTTTGACGGTCCAACCCGTCGTCGCGATGGCGCTCGGCCTGAACGAAGCCATTGCTTTGCAGCAGATCAACTACTGGATGGCGCGAACCAACAACGTCCGCAATGGACGGAAGTGGGTCTACAACAGCATCGCAGAATGGTCGAAGCAGTTCCCCTTCTGGAGCCCCTCGACGGTCAAGCGCACCTTCGCATCCCTTGAGAGCGCAGGAGTTCTGGTGTCGGATTGCTTCAATGCCGACAAGCTTGATCACTCAAAGTGGTACTCGATCGACTATGAAAAGTTCGCCGAGATAACAGATCCTGTAATCGCCGCGCGCCGAGCAGACCTTGAGAAATCGGGCGATACAACGATTGGGTCAAATTGCACCAATCGATTAGGTCAAGCTGACCCAGTGCGTCAGCCCAAGATGACCCAATCTCTATATAGAACAGAGAATACGTCAGAGATTACTTCAAAAGGCGCGCGTGCCGCGCTTCCTGAATGGCTCGATCCAGATGTATGGGCTGAGTGGGTACAGCACCTCAAGGAGAAGCGCATCAGGGTAACGCCTAGCAGCGGGAAGAAGGCGATCGAGAGGCTGGCGCGTTATAAAGAGCAGGGGTTCCCTCCGAAGGCCGTCATTGATCACTGTATTGCAGGCAACTATCAAGGCCTTTTTCCGCCCAAAAGTGATCCGACTAATGTATCATCTAAGCATCCGAAAAGTCTTAACGACATGGACTACTCGGCCGATCTTTTCTGACGCGATCTGTAACAAAGTGTTGCTAAAAAACAAAGGAATCGAGAATGAATGCCGTCAATGCATCATTAAGCACTTCCTCCGAAGAGGGGATGTGCTCAAAACATGGTCAGTTCTACATCCGATCGATCAACCTTGGATGGCGTACTACGGTGCTCGACAAGTGCCCTAAGTGCGTGCGCGAAGAGTCCGATGCTGAACTCGCTGCTATCGAAGCGAAGGAACGCGCAGAGCGCCAGGCGAAGATCGATGCGCGGCTGAATCAAGCGGGTATCCCTGCTCTCTTCCGTGATCGCACGTTTGCCAACTACAAATGCAAGACGCAAGCGCAGGAACTAGCTTGGGAGCGGTTCCACAGCTTTGCTGCGAGCTTCCGCAACCATCTGAAGTCAGGCACCGTGCTTGTCGGCATGGGTAAGGTCGGCACCGGGAAATCTCACCTTGCATGTGCCGTCGCGAACGACGTCATGGCGCGTGGTTATACCGCGTATTACACGTCGACCGCCCGACTGTTTACCAAGATCCGCGGAACATGGGCGAAGTCGTCCGAGATCAGCGAAGAACAGTTGCTGCGCCAGTTCGAGCAGATCGACTTGATGATCCTCGACGAAGTCGGCCTGCAACGTGGCACGGACGACGAACAGCGCACGCTCCACGAGCTGCTAGAGGCTCGCCGGCTGAACTGCAAGCCCACTATCCTGCTGACGAACCTCGACGGGGCCAATCTCAAGGGCTATCTCGGCGAGCGGTTCCTCGACCGTCTGAGCGAGTCAGGCGTCAGCGTCAAATTCGACTGGGAAAGCCACCGCAAGCAATCGCGCGACGTCGGCGGACTCGACAACATGGAGGCCGCGTGACCAGACCATTGATCGTAGTCGCCTACGGCGGTGGAACCGACTCCACGGCGATGCTGATTGAACTGGTGCGCCAGCAGCGGCCGGTCGACCTAATCCTGTTCGCGGATACGGGCGGAGAGCGTCCGGAAACGTATCGCTACATCGACCTTTTTTCAAACTGGCTCGTCGAGCGCGGCTATCCCGAAATCCAGATTGTGCGCAAGGTTCGCAAGACGGGCGAGGTTCACACCCTAGAGCAGAACTGCCTCGAAGCGAAGATGCTCCCGTCGATCGCCTACGGCTTCAAGTCCTGCTCGCAGAAATTCAAGATTCAGCCGCAGGACAAGTTTTGCAACAACTGGCAACCTGCGCGCGACGAATGGGCCGCAGGCCGCAAGGTCGTGAAGCTGATCGGATACGACGCAGGCGAGGAGCGCCGCGCGAAGATTCTGGAGGACGACAAATACACGTTCGAATACCCGCTGATTGCGTGGGGATGGGAGCGCGACGAGTGCATCGCTGCGATCCGCGCGGCCGGCCTGCCGCTACCCGGCAAGTCTGCCTGTTTCTTCTGCCCTTCCGCGCGCAAGAACGAAATCATGCTGCTGAGGCGCCAACATCCCGACCTCGCTGCGCGCGCTGTCCGCATGGAACAGAACGCCGAACTCACGACGGTGCAGGGATTGGGGCGACGGTTCGCATGGGGCGACCTGTTCGCCGCTGACGATGCACAAGCAAAGATGTTCCCTGAAAGCCTGATCGACCAGTCGTGCGGATGCTACGACGGCGAATACGAAGAAATGGAGGCCGCATGAGCATGGCAGCAATTACCGCATATCTCGACGACAAGCCTAACGGCGCGACGCCCGAGGAAATCGCAGAGCATGCCGGACTGTGCATGTACAACATCAGCCGCTCGCTCGGCGTGATGCTCACCCAAGGCCGCGTAGAGCGCTTAGACGGCGACGAGACGAAGCGCATCGGCTGCGCCTTCCGTCTGGTGAAGATCTACCGCGCGAGCGTCTACAAGGGCGAGGAAACGCTGGCAGCAATGCAGGCAGTCTGCCGCGCTCGGCTGATGGGCGAACAGATGGAGGCGGCATGAGCAAATACGCAGTAGGCGAGCGCTGGTATTGCGATCGAAGCGTTGGCGGGAATCCGTACAACAGGCCGCCATTCTATTTCGTGATCGCCGAGGCATCGCGACCGGGATACAAGATGTGCCGCGTTGAAGTCGCGGGGCATCTTGAGGCGTTCGGGTATGAGTACAGCCACAAGCACCTGAAGAAATACGCCGTCCACGTCCCGAAGGAGGTCGCATGAGCCCAGCTCTCGCGTATTGGATGTTCTTTCAAGTAATGGCGCGCGCCTGGTTCCCGGCGCCGAAGCCGGATGTGGCAGAACGCACGAAAAATATCCAATAAACGCTTGCACTACTGATACTGTTGTCGTATTCTTTAGTCACAGCAGCACACAACCACAACGGAAGGAAAGGAAACCATGAACACGCTGAACCAAGCAGGCAAAGGCTTATTACGCACTCTGACCAGCTTCCGCCCGCAACAAGCGCCTGTTGCGCGCAAAAATTTGTCCGCGATTGATCCGACAGTTGGTAGCATTCCCGCAGCGGTTTTCATGACCGAACTGCGCAAGGCCGGCGACGAGCACATCTGCCCGATCGCCGAGCTGATCGAGATCCACAAGCAATCGCAGATCGCCGAGAAGGCTGCGGACATGTACGCCCTTCTGATGAACCTGGACCTGGAATGGCCGGTGTTCGCTGCCAAGTATCCCGAAGCCGCCGCTGATGGCTGGCTCGCCCTCCTTGTGAACCGTGCGCGCGTCCTGCGCGATCAGATCGACGAAATCAGCCATGCGAACCGTAATTGAGACGTTGATCGCGGCTGTCCTGACGCTCGGCTATGGAGCGTGGGCGGCAGCGCAAGACCTCGGGGTCTGGCAATGACAGACGGCGCCGAGTGGCAACAGCAGATCGAATCCGAAGAACACGAGCAACACGAACTGGAGCGACACCATGAGAACAAGCGAGAGCATCGACAAACTGGCATCTGCGCTTCTGAAAGCGCAACAAGCGATCCGTTTTGCAGCGAAGGACTCGAAGAACCCGCATTTCAAAAACTCGTATGCGGATCTGGAGTCGGTGATCGACGCGATCAAGGCGCCGCTGAACGACAACGGGATCGTGTTCCTTCAGTCGCCCTCGCCTTCTGACGACGGGAAGCTGCACCTGACGACGCGCCTGATGCACGAGTCGGGTCAGTGGATGGAGGATACGGCCGTCGCACCGCTGCCGAAGCAAGACCCGCAAGGATTCGGCTCGACGCTGACCTACCTGCGCCGCTACAGCCTGTCGGCAGTGACCGGGCTCTACCAGGCAGACGACGACGGTAACGCGGGCTCTGGCGTCGGCGCAAAGCCGGAAGCGAAACCCGCCCAACCGGCGCAGCAGGGGAACGTGATGGAGGACAGCGACCTCAAGCGTCATATCGCAGAAATCAACAAGTCCGATGACATCGACACGCTAAAGAAGCGCTTCGCCGTCGCATATCAAGCTGCGCAGAACAGCCATGACAAGGTGGCGGCAGAAATCATCACCGAAGCAAAAGACAACCGTAAGAAGCAACTCTCCGAACCCGCCACTGCATAAGGAAAGACATGGCATACGACAACACGAACCGCGGCACGCTCGGCAAGAACCAGCGCAAAGAGAAAGACACGCATCCCGAGTACGCCGGAAAGATCAACGTAGCAGGCGTCGACTACTGGCTCTCGGCGTGGGTCAAGGAAGGCCCGACGGGCAAGTTCTTCAGCTTGTCAGTGCGCCCGAAGGACGAGCAGAAGTCGGGCGTTCCGGCGCCGGCCAATGATCAGTTCCTCGACGATGACTTGCCGCCCTTCTGATCGAACAACAACCGCGCCGCTGGCCTAGCTGGCGGCGCACAGGGGAAAGCAATGAACGCATTAACAGCTTGGTTCCCGAAGCACATCACACCGGCTCACGTCGGCGCATACGAAGTAAGGCTGCGACAGAACGGCATTCTAGTGAAGTGGTATTCGTGGTGGACGGGCTCACGTTGGAGCCGCACCGCACTGACGCCGGAAGGCGCCGAGTCTTGCAAACATCACATTAGCGCGCTCGCCATCACGAACGAGGGCTTCGAGTGGCGCGGCACAACCGAGGAGCAATGACATGAACAAGACAAACTTAGTCGCAGACATCGACAGCGCAGCAGCTCGTGCGCAAGCCTTTGAACACGTTCCCGTTACCGTCGTACCACTCGACATAATCCGTGAGCAGATCCGCAGCGCAGAGTACGACATCGCGGAAGCGACCATGCGGCGCGACATGCTGCGCCTGGTGCTCGATCTGCGCGAGCAGGACGAACTGCAGCGCACGCGCAAGATCCTGTCCGGCTTTTTGAACTAAGCGCCAGAGGCCAAGATGAGCAAAGAATTGCCAAGTAGGGAGTACGTCGCAAGCCTGCTGGCCTATGACGCAGAAACAGGCGAGTTTCGGTGGCTTAAGTCAAGGCAGGGGATTCGAGCCGGGAAAGCTGTTGGGTCCATTCAAACCTTTGGGTACCGGCAAATCACGATTGACCGTAGGCAATACCTGGCGCATCGCATTGCTTGGCTGCTTACTTACGGCAAATGGCCAGACGGAGTCATTGACCATATAAACGGCGATGGGGACGATAACAGAATTTCGAATCTGCGCGCATGCACGCAATCAGAAAATCTGCAAAACACGAAGATCGGAATCAGAAATACGACGGGGATTAAGGGCGTCTCCTGGGATAAAAGCAAAAAAGCTTGGCGATCTGCGGTCATGATCAAGGGCCGTTCCGTGTGGGCGGGCTACCACCAGAGCATTGACGATGCGACGCGCGCTGTCATGGAACTTAGAGAAAGACTGCACGGCGAGTTTGCGAATCATGGCGGCATCAAACTCGATGCAATAGCGGGCGACATCCAATAGATAAATTTTATGCAGAAATGATCCATTAGATGGATCTTTTGGCTGTAGTATCTATAAACCGATGCAGTGAACGGATAACAAGGAACCGAAATGAACGCGCCTCTGTACCAACTAACCGGGGAATTGCTCGCAATCCGCAATGACCTGATGGACGCAGGATTCGACGATACGACGATCGAGGACACGCTGGAAGGCTGCGCCGAGGACTTCGACAACAAGGCTGTCGGCTGCGCCCTGATCTCGCGCGAGCTGGGCGCAAACGCGAAGATGATCCGCGACGCTGCGGCAGAACTCGTCGAGCGCGCACGCAAGATCGAAGCACGCTCCGAGCGCCTGGCGGGATACCTGCAAACGAACATGAAAGCCGCGCAACGCCTTCGCATTGAAAACCCATTCGTGACGATTGCCCTGCGCGAAGGCCGCGATGAGTCGGTCGAGATTGAGGATGGCGTCGAACTCGCCGCGCGTTTCTGCCGCGTCAAGCATGAGCCGAACAAGACCGCAATGAAGGTTGCACTGAAAGCCGGCGTTGAAATTCCCGGCGTTCGCTTGGTCGTCAAAGACCGCCTCGAAATCCGCGTTTAACCAGAGAACCGCCATGTCCACCTCGATCACCGTTTTATCTGGCGGCTATATGGAAATCGCCTGCATCGATCCTTGGCTCGCTCCCCTGCTGCGCCACTACGTGATCCGCAGAACGGTGGACTACTCGCGCGTCTGCTGGTGCTGACATGACGGCCGCCGAATGTCTCGCCAGCTTCATGCAGGCGGTACGTGACGGCCGCCGCGGCGAATATGGTGCCGCTAGGGCGATCGTCGAACGGGTTAGAGGCGCAGGCGGCGATCAGGCAGCAGAGATCGCAAAGAAAGAACTTTGGTCCTTTATAAAATCAGACCGTAAAGCATGAAATACGCAGCCAAAGCAGACCGCAATCAGCCTGAAGTCGTTGCAGCGTTACGCAAGATCGGCGCGAAGGTTGTCCCGACTCACACAGTCGGACAAGGGTTCCCCGATCTCATCGTCGAATACGGCGGCCGCACGTTTCTGCTTGAGATAAAGGACGGCGAAAAGCCGCCGAGCGCTCGAAAACTGACGCCGGCGCAGGAAGAATTTCACGCGGCATGGACCGGCGAGATCCATGTCGTCGATTCGATCGAGCAAGCGATCGCCGTCACGCGAGGGATGGCGTCATGAGCGATAAGGTCACGATCTTCCTCAACCGCAGCAACCGCCGCATGGCGGCCGACGCCGTACACAGCCGGCCAGACGGCCATGTGCTGATCCTTCAGGAATCGACGCGCAGCCTGCCGCAGAACGCCCTGCTGCATCACCTGTTCGGCATCGCCGCCAAGCACGCCACTTTCCAGAACCGTCGCCTCACCGCTCAACAGTGGAAGGTTCTTTTTGTCAGCGGCCATGCGATCGCAACCGGCATCGGTGCGGACATGGTTCCGGGGCTCGAAGGCGAGTTCGTGAATATCCGCGAATCGAGCGCGCAAATGGGCGTCCGACGCATGAACAGCCTGATCGAGTACGTGACGGCATATCTAACCATCAACGGCATTCCCATGAGTGCCCCGCCAGGCTACGAGGGGTTGGCAGCATGAGAGGAAGCCCCAAAGACCCGAACAGCCCGCGCTACCAGAACAGGCGTCTCATCGTCGAACTGTTGCAGAAAGAGCCCGCGACCCTTCAGCAGATCGCGGCCGCGATGGGTATGTCAGTCAGCGGCGTGCGCAAGCACATCAGCAACCTGCACACGGCCACGCCGAAGCAAGTCTATATCTGCGGCTGGAATCAGCGCGTCGGCGGGCGCGGCGGCGATGGTGCTGCGCCGATCTATTGCGCCGGCAGCAAGCGCGATGTCGAGTTCGACAAAAAGCGCGCTCGGCTGGATTCCTCGACGCGTTACCGAACAAAGTTTCACGGCCTGCTGCTTGCCAAGGCAGCGGTTAAACGCGGCACGTTCAACCCCTTCTGGCAGCTCACCGCAGCCACATCGGAGGCCGCTCGATGAAGCGCTCCGCACCGATGAAGCGCACCGGGTTCAAGCGCCCGGAGCCCAAGCCGTTCGCACTGGCCGATCGCAAGACGACACTGCGCCGCCGAGCCAAGAAGCCGACCGTCGAAGAAGGCTCAAAGTATCTGGCGGCCTGCCGCGGCGAGACGTGCTATCTGCGCGAGATATGCCTCGGCGAAGCCTCTCCTGACATCGTTGTGCCCTGCCACAGCAACCAGAGCAAGCACGGCAAAGGCGGCGCCAAGAAGGCCGAGCATGTCTACACGGTGCCCGGCTGCTACTGGTGCCACACCTGGCTCGATCAAGGATCTGCGCCGCGCGAAGAAAAGTTCGCGGCATGGGATCGCGCATACGAAAACTGGGCGCCGGTTCGCGCTCGCAAGATGGATAAGGAAGCAGCATGAAAAATATCGCCTTCGTCGCCAACCGCCAGCCGGAAACCGTATCGCATGACGAGCTGATCGCTGCGATGGAAGAGAATCGCGAGTACACGCAAGACCAAGTAATGGCGCTGCTCTCCGATCGTCCGCGCGCTTCCGTGCGCGATACCCTCCACTCTCTCGTCGACCGCGGAATCGTGTGGCGCGAGAACCGCACGAAAAACGATTCGCGCGTCCGCTATACCCTGCTCGAAGGCGAGGCTCTCCGGGATGCCATCGACCGCAAGACGACGCGCGGCGAAACACCCGCATGGATGCAAGCCGACCTGATCGGATACGAAGCGACGAACAAGCGTCATCAGGCGCTTTGCATGCTCGTTCGCAGATAGTCAATTTTTCCGCTTGCACAATTGATACTGTAGATGTAGTATTACTCCCATAGCAGGATCATTCAAATAACAACCAACCGGAAGGAACCGAAAATGCACACCAATGACCATTTTTTATTACCTCGCTGCACCGGCATGAACTGCGGTGCGACGGACGCGAACCATTCGCCCGAGTGCCGCGCTGAACATGCAGCGGCTATCGCTGGCGGACGGTTCGTGAAAGACGAAAAACGCGCGGCAGACGATGCGGAGCGGGATGCACTGGTGATCGCTGAGGCCGCGCTTGCGGATATAGGCGACGCGGAGCGCGAGCCGGGCGATGACCTTGCATGGTGCGAGCGACGAGCCGCACAAGCGCTTCCCGCAGTGCGAGCAGCACTGTCAGCCCGAGCCGATGGCGGCAAGGATTTGCTAGCCAGGGTCGAAGAAGTCTACCGGCACATTCTCAAGCAAAACGGTCAAGCCGCACGAAGGACCACGCCTGAAAATATCTGCGACGTGTTTGAAGCTATCGCCGCCATTGCAGGAGAGAAGAAATGACAGACGCAGAATGGATCGAATCCTTCGAAAGCAAGCAAGGCATGGGCGCCTGCATTGTTGAAGGGCAGGAAATTGCTGCCGTGGTTCGCGCATTGGAAGCAGCACGCCGCACTGTGAGTGGGCAGGAGGCAAAGCCGATCTATCAGGCTCGGTCCATCAATTCAGTGACCTGGACCGACCAGAGCAAAGACGGGTACGACCACATGGCGAAATACCCGATGTGCTTTGAAGTGCGTATCGTCTACGCCGCCCCCATTCCCGCAACGGAACTGATGGTCGAGGAGATCGCGCAGATATTCGATCAATACGCAATCGGAACGGTATTGCCTGCGCAGTCGGCGGCGCAAATCATTCGGGCAGCAATCAAGAAGGAGCCGAAATAATGGCCGGCAATAAGAAACCGAACCGAAAGCCGCGCAAGTTAATCGAGCCGAAGAACCACGTCATGTATTTGTATGACGCCGACGCGCCGATGCAGGGCGAAGAACGGCTCGAAGTGCTGACGTCGGTTCACATGGCCGCCCTCGCCCTCTCGCGCGGCGAAGGAGCCAAGAACGAATGGGATGTGATCGTAATCGCCATGAACGTGGCGATCGTCCTGTGTGAGTCGGCGGGAAACCGCGAGATCGGCCTGCGCGCTCTCTACGACACGCAGAACGCCATGATCGACGTCTGCGAACGATTCCAGGCGCGCTGTAACTTCGTCCTGACCGGCGAGGAACTGAAAGCGATGAATGGGGGGATTCATGTATTCGAGCAACTGGTCGCCACGGTGAGCAGGCGCCAGTACGTGCGCGCGTGCGCCGAATACACCAAGCGCCTAAACGCGGGTAAGGCTGTGCAGATCCGCAAAGGTAAGCAGACAGAGAGGTTCGCGCTGAGGGAGGCAGCGTGATAGCCGTATGGACGTATGGAAGGCCATCTAGCTACCCATACGTCCATACGCCTTAATGTGTCACTTGAACTTCTGCCCGACGGGCGCTACTCTTCCGGGAAACATAAACCGGAGGGAGCATGAGTATCATCGCAGTTGTGATGCAGAAGGGAGGGGTTGGCAAGACGACAACCGCGACCAACCTAGCCGGCGCGCTTGCGTCGCGCGGCGCCAGTGTGCGTCTATACGACGCGAACCCGTATCAGAGCAGCGCGTACCAATGGGGCCAAGTCCGCATTGGATCGGGCGTTGCGCACAATCTGAGCGTCGTTCGGGCCGATCAGAACTATGGACACGCCATCGAGGCGGACGCGCCGAACTTCGATCACATCGTCATCGACTGCCCGCCAGACCTTCGCATCGAGACGCGCGTCGCAATGGGCGTCGCTGATGTGATCGTCGTCCCCCTGCGCATCGGCCAGTTCGACGTTTGGAGCCTTGCGCAGACCGCGCAGATAGTGAGAGAGAGGAGGGCGACGCTAACCGCACCAGTGCGCGCTATCGCCTTCGTGAACGCAGTTCCACATTACATCAAGTCCGAGCTCGACGAGTCGATCGATGTTATTCGGGAAATGAGCGATGACTTCGAGCTCGGGCCGACGCTGGTAGACCGCGCAGCGTATCGGAAGGGTTCGAAGCTCGGGCTGTCAGTGCTGGAATTGCCGCCTGAATATCGGGACGGGAAAGCAAGCGACGAGTTCGAAATGTTGATCGAGGAGGTGTGCCGTGGCTAATCCCCCGCTGAACCGCAGTGCAATCGATGCTTTCGCCGGCGCGCCCGCTTCAGAACCTGCCCCAAAGCCTGCAAGTGTCACCCCTGTGCGCGATGCGCGGCCGATGTTTCGCGAGCGCGATGCAACGCAGAAAATGACGGTCAACATGCCGAAAGACCTGTACGAGGAATTGCGCGCGTACATGAAACTGACTGATGTGCCGATGTCTGAAGTGTTGGTCGAAGGTGCGCGGCGCGAGCTGGCGAGGCTTCGGAAGCAGGAAGGATAGGGCGTCGATCATCCCCGCATGGATAACTCACCCGCCCACAGCGCAAGGCTGTGGACGGCCCTGCGGGTCCGTGAGTTACCCACACTTGAGCCTGACGCGGCCTGCGGCCTTGCCTCAATTAGAAATAGAGGCAAAGCGAAGAACCTGAGAGACAGATCAAGAGGAAATTGGCCGAAGAGCCATATCCCATATAGAGCCCGGTCCGAATTTCCGGACCAAAAGGTCCGTTTTTCCGCACCAATTGTTCCGCTAGTTGGTGTACTCTACGGTCCAGTCATTAACGAACCGTGAGGCGGATATGTCGACAGTGTTCAAGGGAGCGCGACAGCTTCAGGATATGCAGACCGGCGAGATCATCGATACGCAGGTAGTCGAGAAAACTGTCGGTGACATTGGGTTCCACAAGATCTGGCTGCACGAGATCCTTGATCTTGTCGATGAAGTCGGCAACGCAAAGATGAAGGTTCTGATGTGGCTGCTCAGTAATGCAGACGCGCAGAATCGCATCTATGCGACGTGGGCAGAGATCGCAGACGGGACCGACGTTGGCAGGACGACTGTTTCCGCGCTGATGGCAAAGCTGAAGGCCGCGAACGTCATCAGTGAGGTTCGGCGCAGCGTGTGGCGCCTGAATCCTGATGTGATTTTCAAAGGCGATCACAACAAGCGCATGTCAGTGCTGATCCGCTACAAGAACGAAAAACAGAAAGACTTGTTCGATGAAGAATCAGAGCCGGTCAAGGCCCCTTCGCTGCGCCGCGTTGCGTAAGTGATAAACATCATTATGTCAATCCATTCAATATGAGATCTTTCCCGCTGCAATACCTGCGAGCTGTAGCGGCAATATCTGTCGTTTTGTACCATGCGGGGTTTTACCTAGCCCACTACCGGGGCATGTCGACGGTCGAGCGCGTGTTCGGGCAGTCTTTCGGAAGTTTTGGCGTGTTCATATTTTTCGCGCTGTCCGGTATGTTGATGGCGATACAGGCGCGGAAGCTTGCCGATCGGCCGTCCCTATTTCTTGCGCATCGAGTCGTTCGAATCTTCCCGATCTTCTGGCTTGCCTGCTTCCTGCGCGTTGCGGTGGCATGGGGGATCGGTCTGGGCGCACAGTTCGACCCATTGGCACTGACACTGGCTCCGATCGGAGACATAGACTATGTGCTTGGGATCGAATGGACCCTCGTTTATGAGGTCGTGTTCTACTTCTACGTATTCGCAATAATTGCGTTGAGAATGTCCCGTTGGATCGAGGTTATAGCGGGCCTATGGTTGGTCGCCATTTTCGCGAACACCATAATTCATCCTGGCTTTGCCCCGCAGTATCCCTCTCTGCTGACGCTTCCGTTGTCCACGGTATGCGCTCCGTTCGCGTTGGGGATGCTTATCCCGCTATTGGTGAGAAAGAAATTGGTCACCCATGCGTCATTGGCAGCGGGGGCTTTTCTTTTCGCGCTTGCGCAGATCCAATTTGTGGCGCAGTTTGCGAACCTGATTATGGGCTTGGGATGCGCGTTGATTGTCGCTTGGGCGGCAGCGCTGGCCGACGATGGGCCAATGAGTTCGCCGCGCCTCGCAAAGGTAGGGGATTGGAGTTTTGCTATCTATCTGGTCCATGTGCCGGTTCTGACGACGCTGTATCAGATTCTTCCGGTCGGCATGAACCCTATCTGGGTATGGGCCACTTCCCTAGCAGCCGCACTTTTGGCAGGCGCCGCACTCGGAGTGCTGGATATCTACACTTACCAGCACCTAAAAACATTTGTCGATGCGATCAAGCCGCGCCGGGCCAAATTCGCGCCGGCAGTCTTTGCATCCTTTTTCGGCATAGCCATACCGCTTGCGCATCCGAGCGCAACGGTTCCAGAAGCTGAAAGTGCGGGGGCATCAATCGATGACGCAGCCATTAAGAAAGCATTCGCAAAGGCCGGCATCACCCCGACAGACAACATCCTCGGCGGCGTTGATCTGATCCTGAAGGGCAGAAGCGGCCTGGTTGCGAGCGGATGGGTTAATGATCCGTCCCGAGTCGGGAACGGCGCGCGTATTCTGCTGGTCGGAGGAGAGGGGGCCCCGGCCATCATATTCCCTAAAAGTTACCGCGGCGACGTCATCGGAGCTTATGGTATTCGGGGCTTCATAGCTCCGGTTGCTTTCCGGCAGACGATACCGGAAAGCGCGTGCCCGCCTGGTGCGACCGTGCGAGCAATCGGGATCGGTGGATCTGGCAAGTCCTATCGGATTTTGAACACCACAAAATGTCCATAGAACATTACTTTGTGGCGACGCCCTTCGTTTTTTCGAATGTGCGCAGGCCGCCGAGCCCGAGCATACCCATCATCAATTGCCAGAGGTTTTCATCGAGCCCCGGCATTGGCGGCAACTCGTGGCCGAAGGCCAACACGCCCCAACTCACGAGCGGCCGCATAAGGTACTGATAAGCCAGCGCCGCGGCACAGACCCATCCGATCGCCGGGCGCCAGCCAGAGACGAACACGGCACTGTTGCCGGCTTCGGCCTGATTGACGCCGATCTGCGCCTTCGCGATCTCGAAAGCCTGATCCATTTCCTTGAACTCGCCGGCCTGCTGCGCCTTGAACAGTTCAAGCTTCGCCGCGGCTGCTTGCGTGGGATCAGGCCAGACTCGGTCGATTATTTTCGAGCCGAAGTCGAGCACCGAACTGATGCCGGTAATGTCGAGTAATCCCATGTCACACCCCTTTGCGCATCATGTCGGCAAGACGGGTCGCCCTGCCCTTCACTTGCCCGGCCCAGGCGCTATTCAGCATTCCATCTGCCGCAGCGTCGTACTTGCCCTGGCGCATGAACACGAGCGTGTTTTTGAAGCCAAGCAACTTCGTGATGCCGAGGTTGAACGCCATGTTGCAAACGACGCGCTGTCGGACGTCGTTCAGATCCGTCCACCAAGGAAGGTTGCGGTCGAGATCGTGGAAAACATCTTCCAGATCGTCGTCGAGCAGCGAATTGACCTGCGTGTCGTTCAGTGGGGACTTCCAGCCGGTCGGCAGCGGCTTCGCTTGCAGGTTATGGCCGACGCCGACAGTGTCGATACCCTTCGTGTCTTTGTAGACGGAATATCGAACGCCCTCATCGCGGCGCAACTCGGCTATCAGCTTCTGCCGGTTTTCGTCATTCATTGCCTTTCAGCCCCTTGTTCTTAATCAGGTAGTACGCCTGAAGAACGATATAGGCGATAGTCGCCAAGGCAACCCACCAATTGATATCATGCCCGGTGAACCATAACCACCAGTTAGCCCCGATTGGCGGTGCAGCCTTGGCCGCACTTTCAACTATATTGTTCATGTGATTCCCCGAATACTCTTTAAATGTTTGGTCTTTATCTGATTCGTCGAGCGCGAATTAGGCCAGATGCAGTGCATGTACTTGTCGTAAAGCTACTAAGCGCAACACAAAAAACGGTTGTCGATGCGGAGACATTGACCCGAATCGTCGGGCTGGCAATTGCGGAGCCCTGCCCTGCGGTCTGGTTGCCTGCGATCGATCCATACGAGCCAAGGGCGCCCAGGGTTGCCGACGTTGTACTTGGGCCGCCCGCCTGCAACTGCATAACCGTTGTCCCGGCAGGAACGAAAAGAACCGTGCTAGAGACATCCCAGTCGCCGGCCGTCAGAGTTATGGAGGTAACATTCGCTGCGGCACCGGACGTCAAACTGACCGCCGTGGCGCTGTTACTGATCAGTTCACCTAAGTTTCCAGCCGATGCGTTTCCGACAGAAGTCGTGCCAACTATCCCGCCGCTGAGAGTCGATGCGCCGGTCACAGTCAAAGTCCCGCCAGCCGACAGGTTCGACGTCGCGGAAATGCTATTGCCGCCGATGTTGCCGCCGATGGTTGCTGCGCCCGATACCGTCAATCCGCCCGTCGACGTAAGCGTTCCGCCCTGCACTGTGGCGCCCGTCACGATATTGCTTAGGACGGTCAGAACGCCTGCCTGCGTCAGCGACATAACTTCAGTCGCTTCGCCGCTATTCGTGACGCTAAACTTGCCGCCCGAGTTGCGAAGCCATACTTCGTTCGTTGTCGTTCCGCTTTGATACAGACCGATATGACCGGCGCCGGTAACCAGGAAGTTCTGAACGCCCGAGGAATAGCTTCGAATCAGATTCGTCCACGTCCCGCCGTCAGTCTGGAATTGCAGCCCGACATCGTTGGTTCCGACGACAGAGCGCAACACATGGCCGTAGCTGAAGCCAGAGCGGGTATCGACAACACCAGACTGACATCCAATCTGCTTCGTAACGGTTGCGCCACTTATCGATGTCGTGACGCTCTCATACGCGAAGTTTGTGCCGGTGCCATAGTTGGCAACATCGATAAGAAAACCGCTTGTATCAGAATTGGTGCCGCCGTTCCGAACGAAGAAATAGCCGCCATCAATTTCGCCAGCTACAGAAGTCGTGTCCGGATTCTGCTTGCGGGCGGATACACTCAATCCGATGTCAGCGTTCGTCGGCCCGATATTTCCACTACCGACCACAACATGCTCAAAGTGCTGCGCAGAATGCCCTTTCCCGACGTGAGCCCCTGCATCGAGCGTGAACTGCGCGGCCTGCGCGATGTAGCTTGAACCCGCGGCTTCTCCGGCAAAACTCACCGGGATATTCGGCCCCGTATAACGATAGACAACGCCGGGCGTATAGCTCGCCCGAGGGTTGCTTGACCAGTTGCCGGCAGGCACTTCGACCGTGCCGCCGCCGTACAGCGAATACATGGCATTCCCTGCCGCTGCGATAGACGTAGTAGACGATGAGGAAACGTCAAAATCGCGCGGGCTTACAACATCCTGAAGCTTGCTCGTAATGGTCCGAGTGGTAGCGCCAAGCCCTAATTGCGTGAAGTTCCCCAGAAGGGAGACACTCGCAACAGATGCGTAAAGGTCGGAAAATGATTGCGCCGCAGCAAGCGTCGAAACCGGGATGCTTCTGGTAACGCCATCGGAATCTTTCCAGATAACGAGCTTATCCGAGGGCGCCGCAGACGATGAAACGCAAAGGTCGTTTATTGTTCCCATTATGAAACCCGTACCCACAGAGAGGAGCCAGAAACAGTGCCGAGATTCGTCCATGTCCCAGGGGTGGGAGAACTAGCCTGTAGCCTTAAGGAGCCGATTCCGGTCCCGGTGACAATAACGCTGGTCAAGATGCCGCCCTGGGGCGTTGCATCGACATCGCAGAGCAGGGAATCAGTTCCGTTCCAACCGATCTTTACGTTATTCGTCGAAACCTGACCTGTCCCTGTGCCGTTTTGAACGGCTCGATTGAACATCGAATCTTCAGCGATCCAATTTGACCCGTCAGAGCGAAGCGTGATCCGAGAAAACGAGTTCGAGAGCGCGACAGAGCCAAGACCAGAACCGTTGACGTCGTTGATCGACTGGCCGCCAACAGTGGCGATTGGATACGTCCCGCTACCCGTCCGAACGAACGCGGCAACCCATCCATTTCCAACGGTGATCGCAGAAGGAAGCGTGACAGTAAATGACGTACCTGTGAGTTCGAATCTCATTCCGCCATCAGTGGCGAGCACCGAATACGCTGTACTGAGCGCCGAGATTCTATTTATCGAATTGCGGATAGAAGTGGTAACGCCTTTAACCCACGCCGTGCTGGCCGCTCGATTCGATGTTTCGTCAAAGCCGTATGTTTGGACATACGTGTCGTCCAGGTGGTAGCGACCGCCATCCGAGCCGACAATCAATGTCGGGATGCTTTCAGGGGACGTCGTGTCAGTCGGGACATAGTGATACATCCCGAAATTCGTCACCCACACCTGATTGGTGGAATTCTTGTCGCGCGCTCGCAATGCGGCGAGATCATTTGCGCTCTGAACACTAGAGGTTCCAAGCGCAATTGCGACGGGGTCGGTTTCGTTCAGCGACGTATAGACGAGACGCCCCGCCCCATCAAGGATAGTGATGGAGTACGGGATCGGAACGAATAGGTGAATTAGCGCTCCGGCCGCGGCGGCATGTCCATGCGTGGTGCGGATAGGCTGCGCTACAACAACGCTTCCAGCCGCGTCAGAATTAACCGTGACAGGGTATGCGAGCGGGTCTAACCCCGGCTGGCCAATGTAGATAAAACCGGACTCCAGCGGCTGGCCGTAGAGATCCGTGAAGAATGGAAGCGCACGCGCCTCGCTAGTGGCGGTCACGGTTGCTCCTTTGGTTGAAGACTGATACCATTCATATGGACACCTAATCGGAACAAACCATGAAATGCACCTTTGAGAATTGCGACCTGCCGAAGTACTGCAAAGGGTATTGCGTCAAACACTACAGACAAGCGCAGCGTGGCGTGCTTGGCAAGATCGAGGGCCGTGAAAGCACCAAAGATCGCCGTGGGTCGGCATCCGAAAGATTCGCGAAGTCCTACGATGTCATGCCGAGCGGATGCTGGCACTGGAAGACCATCAACACGAACGGTCGCGCAAACGGGTTCATGTTTGAGGGGCGAATCATAGGTGCGTATGTCGCTTCCTACATCCTTCACAAAGGTCCGGTCGGATCGCTGTGGGTATGCCATACGTGCGACAACGGTCTGTGCGTGAACCCTGATCATTTGTTTCTCGGAGCGCCGGTAGAGAACACTCAGGACATGATTGAGAAAGGCCGACAAGTCATCAAACGTGGCGAGGCGCGCGGCAGAGTTGCGAAGCTAACCGAGGCACAAGTACGAGAGATAAAAACTGCCATCTTGTCCGGCACGCGGCTGGCCCGTCTTGCCGAGGAATATGGCGTCAGTCGTTGTACGATTTCCGACATAAACCTAGGCAAGACGTGGAGCCACGTCTGATCAGGTCTGCGAGAACAAAATAATCCCCGCCATCTCAGGATTTGTCACGGACACGCCGTAGAACGCGTCCACGCGGTAGCGCGACTGGTAGTTGTTGATGCTGGCCTGCTTCGACATGATGATTTCGATGCCTTGGTCGGTCGTGCCGCGCATCACCGAGAGGCCTTGATCCGACGGCACTGCGAGACGGCCCGGCAGGATTTCGACCGCTTCTTTCTTCCAGAAGCAGTTCACACCCGTCGAAACGGTGTTGAGCCAGGTGATCGCTGCGCCCGATGCCGGCGTCGCGGTGCAGTTCTTGTACGCAAGTTCCGCGTCGGTCGCGCCTTGGCCGCTGATGATCGCCGGAGCGATCGTGACCGTACCCGTACCGCCCGCGCCCGAAACGATGCCGACGACGCGGAACGTCTTGAGCTGTCCCGTATCGATCTTCGTGATCGGATGAACGTTGTTCACGCCAGCGATGGTGAATGCGTCGCCAACCTTGACAGTGCCAGACGTGACGGTGATCGCCAGCGCTTGCAGGCGGTTGTCCACGTTCGACTGAAGCGGACCCGTAGGCGATGCAGCAAGCGCCTTCGGAGTGGTGAACTGGTTCGCACCGTTGACCGTGACCGTTACGCCAGCCGCAGCCGTCAGACGCGCGAGGTAGTCAGCCTTCAGCACGCGCTCGAAGCCTGCCACTTGGCGGCCGACCGTTGCCATTTCGTAGGCGTTCGCAGCCTTCTGGCCTTCGACCAGATATGCGCGCGATGCCAGGTTGCCGGCCATTGCGTTGTAATCACGCGAACCAAACACCGAGTAGCGGCCGTCGTAGTCGATGCCGCTTTCGTTCATCAGCGAATCAGCTTGAGCCAGATCGTCGAAGCCGGTTGCTGCGACGGTGCGCTTCACGACGAGCGAGCCGAGGGTCGACACAGCGTTGACCACGTCGACGTTGATGTCGGATGCGATCTTTTGCTTTGCAGCGGCGCCAAGACGGTTTTCTTGCAGCGCGTCGCGCAGTTCGGTTGCGTCCATCAGCCACGGCGACGAACGGATCGTGTCGATTGCGGCCGGGATCGTAAGCTGCGTCTTGCCGACGAAGTTGGCGGTCTGGTCGAGGCCCGAGAACGAACGCGCGATGTAGGGCATCGGACGGCGGATGACGTCGCCTTGGCGAGCCATTGCGGTCTGATCGTTGTTGAACACGGTGACGGCTTTCGACATGACCAGTTGGTCATTGAAGCCTTCAAGCAGGTTTTCGAAGGCGATGCGCTCTTCTTTCGAGAACGCGTTGGCGGTCGAAAGGAACGGAGTGACGGGCGGTTGAGCCATGATGTGTAATCCTAAATAAAACAACGAAAAAGAATGGCGGGATCGCCACAAGATTTCGCATCCAGCTAGGACTAACGCTCAAGGCGCCGATGGGGCTGAGATACGTTGAGACTTGCTGACTTCGCCCGCGCGGAATGTCTCACGCAGGCGAAATTTGGCTTTTGTGCATCTTACTACTTTGCGTAATATGAAGCAACTACTGGATCATTTCTGCGCAAGCTGACGCTTGTAGGCGGCCACCTTACTATAGTCGCCAGTGCGCGCAGCTTCCTCGCGCAGCTTGTCGAGTTGCGAGCTGGAGGCGTTGAAGCCAGTGCCCCGCTCCGCGGTAACGCGCGCTTCCGGCGCCGGCCGGTTGGTTTTCTTCGTAGCCAAGGAAATCTCCAGTTTGGCGATTGCAACGGTGAACTTGACCGGATCGGCGATCTTCGACAGTTCGATCAGCCGCGCGGGGGATTTCGACAGCGCGTAGACGAGCACAGCAGGATCGTCGGCGCCGCGCATGAGCAGGCCAGCTTGCGTCTGATTCAGGATCGATCCGACTTCGGACTCTGCCTCTTCGAAGTCGTCGACGCCGAGCGATTCCTTGCGTGCGGCGTAGGACTTCTTGAAGTTCTCGACTTCTTCCTGTTCCTTGCGGATCGCTTCGAGTTTGGCGCGATCGGCCGCGTCGAGCTTGGCCTTCTGCTCCATCCAGGCGTCATACGCTTCCGAGAACCGCGTCTCGTCGTAGTCGTACTGGTCGAGCGTCGGCTTCGAGACGATGGCGTTCGCTTCCTGCTTCGGCAGCTTCGAGCGGATTTCTTCGAGTTCGCGCTGGAGTTCGCGCTTCTCGCGCATTATCTCCTTGTGGCTCTTGCGCAACTCGGAAACCCACTTGGGCGCCGGTTGGCCCTTCAGCGACGGGGATTCGCCTTCGGATTGCTCGGCGCCTTCAGCGGGTTCTTGGCTTTCGGAGTCCTGATCTTCGTCGTCGAACAAAGTCGGCGCTACGATTTCTTCAGGCTGTTCCTGCTCGATTTCGAGTTGTTGCGTGTCGAGTTCTTGATCCATGCACTCACCTCTTGGTGGGAAAATACGATTCGCCGAGTATACAACAGACAACCGTTGCAATAAGCAGGATGTGTGTATATCCTCCTGATATGAAACGATTTCAGATGTTCCTCCCCGAGCCGATACTGAAGCGTCTGATGGAGTACGCGCAGCGGCACGATTACTCGATCGCCGAGGTTGTGCGGCGCGCGGTGCTCAAGTTTCTAGACGAAGAAGATTCGAAGGAATCGAAATGACCTACGTAATGATCGCGCTGTTCTCGCTCGCCGCGCTCCGCGTGCTCTACCTGATCCGCCACTCTGTCATGGACGGCATTGGCCATGTGCTCATGTTCCCGTTCACGCTGGCCGATGACATCCGGCGCAATGGCCGCGACGTGCTCAAGGCGGCGTTCTGGTGGTTGGTCGCTATCGTCGCAATCGCATCCTTCACCATACTTTTCTAATGCGCAATTTTCATATTCTCCGCGACGGCATGGACGTTAGCGCCCTGTCGCTCGCTATCTCGATGGACCCTGACCTGTGGATGGCTGACACGTTCCTGCGCAACTATCCGCAGGGGCCGTTCGGCGATACGGACACGATCATGCTGCGCTTCCCGGAGATCCAGACCGGCATGAGCGAGGAAGAGATCGATCTATACAAGCAGAACAAGCTGCCCGGCTACGATCAGCACGAGTCGATCGCCTATCCGGCATGGTCAAAGCTGACGCAGGCGCATGGCTTCGTGTTCGATCTGGCGCGCTTCACGCAGGCGACGCGCATTGGACGCGTTATGGTGAACCGAGTTCGACCGGGCGGCCGGATCTACGCGCACGTCGACACGCCGGAGCACACGCGCTATTGGGACAGGTTTCACCTAGTGATCCAAGGGCAGCCTGGGGCAATAATTACAAGTGGCGACGAAACTCTGCAAATGCTAACAGGGAGGCTGTTTCATTTCCGAAACGACTTGCTACACGAAGTGAGGAATGAGTCGTCCGTCGATCGTATTAGCATGGTTATGGATATGCGCCGATGAACACCGTAGAGTTGACGCGGGGAGCGTCAGTTATCGTCGATGCAGACGATCTAACGAAAATCACGATGACAAGCTGGAACCTGAACAGCATGGGGTATGCCGTCAGGTTCAAGATGCTTCCGTCCGGCAAGAGAACCCATGAACTAATGCACCGGTTCATTATGGGGCTTGAATATGGCGATCGTCGCGTCGTCGACCATATCAACGGCGACAAGCTCGACAACAGGAAGGAAAATCTGCGGATATGCTCGATCGCGGAAAACTGCCTTAATTCGAAAGCGCATCGCGACAATAAGTCGGGCTTCAAGGGCGCTTTTCTGCATAAGCCATCGGGGCGGTGGATGGCTCAAATCGCTAGAGACGGGAAGAAGAAACACCTTGGCTATTTCAGCAGCGCAGAAGAAGCGCACGCCGCATATTGCGCTGCTGCCAAGGTGCTTCACGGAGATTTCTACAGGGAAACTACACCTTCGCCCAGTGCGATACAGTCGGAATGATGCGCACGCGCGACGCAAGATCCGCCTGCTTCTTCCTTACCTCGGACACTGCCTTAAAGTGACTCATGGCGACGCAGGTGTAACGGAAGCTGTCAGCCGCGTGTGAGTGTTCATCGTGCTTTGGATGACCTGATTTGGCTCGAGAGTAACGCCGTAGGTGCTCGAGCAATTCACCGCAGTCGTCAGAAACAAAAGCGTTCTTCAGTGCAGCACGAGCCGTTTTGATGCCAGTCTCTACGGGAACTGACGGCACAGTTTGAACCTGCCAGCCATACGATTCCATCATCGCGTTTGATGTCAGATTGGTTTGAATCGAACGCGCCCCGCCGTCGTGCGGGAACCAGATGATCGCGTCTTTCCAGCCGTTATCCTTCAGCCAGTCGCTGTACGCCTTCAGATCGTTGTTGTTATCCTCGTGGAAGGCGAGCACGCGCAATCCGCTAATGTCCGCCTGAGCTATCGTGATCGACGTCATATCGTTGATGCCAAGGTCGAACACGGCGTGAACGCTAAGGACTGGATCGGCCGCCATCGGGCGAATGCGGTTGCCCGTTACTAGGTCGTGCATTTCCTTACGATATATTGCGCCAGAGACGGCCGACTTGGGAATGCCCTCCCAAATATGGTCGTAGTCGTCAGGGTCATCAGCCTTTGACCGAAGGCGCTCCGCCTCGAGAGCCGCATTCCAGAAAGGGTTTTTGTCCCAATTTACGTTGATGATGCGGGCATTTGGAGGCCGCTTCTCAATGAATGTCGTATATACCGGGTCCGTGTCCAGTTCTGGATTCATGCTAAACCAGATCTCAGACGTATCTTTCCGGATTGTCGGTAGGAAAAGGTCTAGCGACTCTTTCGAGATCGCCTGCGCTTCTTCGCCCCACGCGATGTCGATGTCATCTAGAGACTTGATCGACGTTGCCGTCTCGTCACTCAGGCCACGGAAAATGAACTTGCTTCCGTTTTGACCGACAATTTCCTTCTTGGTGATCGTAAAGAATCCCTCGAGCCCGCAGTCTTTGATCCGCTTTTCAATGATCGCCTTGACTGATTCGTCGATCGATTCCTGAATTTCACGGAAGCAGAGAATACGCAGAGGCTCGGCCGTCGCTCGAATCACAAGCGACGTCGCGCACGCCATAGACTTTCCAGACCCGCGCCCACCATGAAAGATGGTATAGCGCGGGCCTTGGCTCAATAGGCATTCGGCCCACTCAGGAAGCGAGATCTCGCTCAATGGCCCACCGCAGGACGGTTAGAGACATGAACCGGCGCTTGCGCGGCTGCCGGCGCATTGCCAGCGGTCAGCGCCTGCGCAGTCGGGTCGACCTGTTGCGTACCGTGCAGAGCGTTGATGCCCGGTGACGGCGCAGCCTGCCCCGTCGAGATCGCCTGATTGACCTTGACATCCATCGGGCTTTGCGGCTGATCCTGATTTACCTGCCCCGCCTGCTGATTGACGCGATCTTGGATGCCTTGCAGCATCAGCATAATCGTCGACAACTGGCTCGCGTTCGTGTTGGATATCGATTCCGCCGCTTTCGCCTGGTTGAGTTCGGCCGTCGACAGCGCCTGCACAGCCGATGCTTCGCTTTGCGTGGCGCTCGCTGCGTCCTTGCGCGCCTGAGCCAGCAGCGCGACCGTCTGAGCGTCTGGCGGTGCATTGGCGGCTGCTTGCTGCTCGGCTTGCAACTCTTCCGCTTCTTCGTCGTTCGGCTTCACGACGCCAGCCTTCACGAGCTGCATGCGCGCGAACTTGGACAGATCTTCCATACCTTCGCCGTCGAGATTGCGGACGAGCGTCGCGACCATCAGTTGTTGCATCTGCGGGTCGGTGATGCCCGGCAGAATCTTCGCAATCGCGTTGACGGTCGAGTCCTTGCGGCTGTTGAATGCCGGGCCCACGTCGACGAACACATCGAGGCCGGGCGTGAACGTGCGGGCGATCGTCGGCGCACCGTTCGCGTCGATAGACGGCACATTGATGGACGTCGATTCCGGCGAGCCGTCCTCGCCATTGGCGGAGAACTTGCGGTTATCTTCGGTGTAGATGTCGCAGGCCATCGACAGGTAGATCTTGCCGCAGCGCTGCATCGCGCGCGACATGTTGTCGATGAAGATGTAAATCTGCATGTCCTGATGCGCCTGCACGCGGCTGACCAGCGCGTCTGAGGTGTTGGACGTCACCTGAGCCGCAGCAAGATCGCCGCCAGTCACATCAAGCATATCGGCCGCCGTGATCTGCACGAGGCCAGCCAGCGCGGGCGGGACGTCCGGCTGCTTGATCTGTCCGACCGGGCCGGCGAGTGTCTGTGAGCCATCAGCGCCCGTTACCGGGTTGACCAGCAGATACGGATTGTTGTCGACCAGATCGTTTGCCCACGACAACTCATGCCCGGCGATCTGCTCGGGCGTGAAGATCGGCTTCTCGCGCGGAGTAAATGCGGTGATGTCGGCAAGCGTCGAAATCTGCATGTTGTACAGACGCTGCGAGTCTTTCGCGAGCCGTACGGCGCCTTGGAAGCGCTCGATCCCGTCGATGATCTGGCGGATGCCGTAGACAACGACGATCGGGATTTCGGATCCAGCAATGTAGCCGCAGTCCTTCAGCACGCCACAGCCGTCCATGAAATACTTGCGCACGCGCTTGCTGTTGCGCTTGCCACTGCGAACCTTGATGTAGCCGACCGATTCCCAATGCTTCTCTTGATCTTCTGCGTCCTCGCGTGCGTCGGCATCCAGACCGGCGTAGACCTTCTGCTCAAGACCTGAATGCGGCTCGCGCCACACGGAATACTTCTCGACCTTCTGCTCGACCTCGTAATATTCGCCGATGTAGACGGAATCGTTCGTGAACCAGTCGAATTGCTTCAGCGAGCGGACCATCTTGAAGCTGCTCGGGCGCTCGCTCAGTTCTACCTCGTCGCCGAGATATTCGGTCGTGTAGGTATCCCAACTAATTGGGTTCAAAACAACGCACCATTTGGCATCGGACTTGTCCAGCTTGCGGCTGTCAGGGTCGAAGAATACGCTGTTATCTGCGTCGGAAATCGGCTCAAAAAGGATGCGCTGCGGCGTGTCGTCGTCCAGATCCGTTTCCGCTCGGTAGTCGTAGTCGTGCGTGAGGCGCCATGCGCCCATCCCGCCAGCTACCGCTTCCTCGAACGCAGCGACGTAGACGTCCTGCGCGCCGCTGTACTGCTCGTCCGATCGGTAGACAATGCGCAGCGCGTCCAGATCATCCTGGCGGCTGTCATCCTCGCTCGACCGGAAGTTGACCGTCATCGCATTGGCGCGATATTCCGAGACGATCCGGCGCACGGCCTTCTGTACCTTATTGACGACGAAGCGCGGCCGGTTGTTGAACTGCTGCCCTAGCCCGCCCTCCCACTGCGCGCCGTCGACGAAGGCGAAGCGCCGATCTTCAAGCGATGCTAGCCGGATTTGCTGCTGCGGGCCGTAGGCGCGATCGAACCGGGCTGTCGCGCGGTCCCAAACCTTACCGAGCCGTTCTTCTTTTGTCAGAGCCATTTTGCGTATTTTGTCTCAATGGGTTCGAAGCCGCGGCGCTTGAACAGAGCCGTTGCGGGGAATGCCAGCTTTTCGCCAGCCATGAAGCACTTCACGCCTCGCCTGCGTAGTTCACGTTCGGTCGCCTCGAAGAGTTGCAGGCCGATGGCCGCGCCACGTCGCGATTGCTCGACAAAAAATATGTCGCCAACCGCCTCAAGGCATGTCTGGTAGTGGATTCCAGGACGCACAAAAACGACGAAGTAGGCGACGATCTTCCCTTGCAGGCGGCCAATCATCATCACGAGTTGGTCTGCATCCTGCATCGCGCGATAGAGAGCAACGGAAGGAACCAGCGGGTAGCCGTGCTTCTTGTGCATGCTGATTTCGTCGTAGTGCTCACCCAGAAGCGGCAACAGTTCGTCGTAGACATCCTGAAACCGTTCGACGGAAAAAACTGGCTTTGTCATTTGGAGTCCTAACGACGACCGTTAAATTGATTCGCTGCGGTAGCGCCAGCGGCATACCCCGCGCGCTGAGAAAGCTGCTCGATGAACAATCGACGCGCGGCGAGGGAGTCATAATTGCGCAGCGCTGCGG